CAAGCGATAAGCGAGTGCTAAGGGAAAACGGTACTTCCCACATCTGAAATGTTCGTCATGTACGGGAAGGATGCCAGGGACACGTATACAATGGGGCGGCTGTTCGCCTCGCTAATGGTGAAGCTGCCACCGCCAAACTCTTTGGAGATGGAACTCACGTTGGGGAGAGTCTTGCCCAGCAGGAGCTGGTTTGCCATCGAGCCAGCAGTTCGAGCGGCACGGGCTGTCGAGCCCAGAGAGTAGATTCGGAAGATAGAGTAGTACCCATCATTAACCGGGCCACAAAACGACGTGTCGCCCGACTTGGGCAGGAGGTCCGAGAACTGTACGACCCAGGTTGTTTGGCGCTCGCCATCCTCTTGCTGAATCTCGAAGGCGTCGTCAATATCGCCTTCGACCACCTGGTAGCCAGCCGGGGCATTGGCTTCAATGAAGTCGAAGATGCCATTCTGCGCTTCCGCAATGCTTAGCCCGCTCAAAGCACCCTCGCCAACTCTTCGGACAGTCTGCGAATCAGGTCTTCACGGAACACTGGGTACGCATCCATAAAAGCATTCATCGCTGGAACCATGTCCCCGCCGAGATGCCTGAATCCGTCCTCCTGGAGGCTAAAGTAAAGCTCGTGGTCCTTCCAGCCAACTCCGCCATGAAATGTTCCGCCAGACTCGTCCATCTCGGAGAAAACACTATCCAGCATCTTCCCGGTAACAACACGCCCAGACTTGCCGCTTTTTGGGGTCCCCCTGGTCGCAATGAAGAACTGGATAACACGAACAGCTTCCTCAAGTGCATCACTGAGGGCCTTCTCAATCGCGTATTCAACCTGCCGCTGCGTCCTTGCTGCGTCAAAAGTTGACGTGAACTTTACGCCCATCAGCTCACCGGCCTTTGTGGCCACGACGACGTATCATAATTCGGCCGCGACTCCAGGTCCACAAAAGTGTTAATCGTTCGCTGCCAAGCCATGCTGGAGTTGAGCGCACCGGTGACAACATACTTGTTCAGCAACAGGTAAGGATCATTGCCGCCATCGATAACCACCATCTCGTATCCGGGACGCACATCGGGTATCGTCTCATCGGCGGGGAAGTCAATCCAGAACTGCACGGTTCGTTGAGTCGTGCTGTCCACAGCCTTTTTCACCGTCACATCAGTGCGCAGCGGCTGAACACGCGACCAGCCCACCCACAGCGGCTCCACGGTAACGGATAGAATGGCCTCGGTAACGGAGTCGCGGACCACAACTTTTGCTAGTGGATCAATGATTGCCACCCACGCCTGCTCGATCCACGGCTTGAGCAGTGGCCGCATGAAGTCCAGGTAGCCCTGAGCATCACCCAGCACGATATTCGGCAGAGCCGGGAACGCTACCACGGGTGCCGCCAAGGACGCGCAGAAAGCTCAGGCCAGTCCTTGCAGTGGTCCTGGATACCAGTGTCTGTGATGTACAAGGCATCCTCACCGGCAGCGGAACTATCCGCGCGTCCGAACCATAGGGCTGCAATCGCACGCAACTCAGCAGGAGTCTTGCTCATATCCAGCCGAAGATCGTCCGACGCCCACGAAACGGCAGAACCAGCAGCAGCGCCAGCAAGCCTTAAGTACGCAAACCCCACAGCACCCGTCAATACGCCACCAGACGCCTCCAGAAGCGACAGAAGCTCCCCGTCAGAGAACGCTGCGTAATTCTGGAAACCCGGCTCTACGGGGTCGTAGGGAACGCTCGCGGTGTCGCCAACGAGAAACCGGAGTTGACCCACGGGTGTAGCCGGGTCAATCGGGTAGACACCTGGGTTTCCCTCAGGGTAAACAGCCAAGTGATCTCCTAACGTATAGGTTCTATTCTACCAGGAAACACAGAACACCCCAAGGGAGCGGATAAGCTCAACCTTGGGGTGTTCTTGCAGCACCGGGAGAGGAGGGGTTTGGCGCTACCTAGAGTTTATCACAGACTAGGGTCCGGCCACCCAGGAGACGATTCCATTCACGGACTGGAGTACGAATGTGCCGGTCGCAGGCGGTGAGCCATTCGCGGCCACGATTATCCCCCCAACGTCACCGCCTGCTGGGTCTGGGGCCACTAGCATCACTGTTCCAGAACCCGGTCCGGCCAAGATTTGTACAGACTTTTGTCCCGGCTTACCAAAATCACTGATAAGGGAAATTGCCCCTGGGTCAACGCTGGATAGGGTCTCCCCGGAGATGGGCGAACCTACGGTAACCGCTCTGGTGAAAGTCTTCCTTCCGGTAATCGCCTGATCGCCATCGAGGGTTACCTCGTTGCCGCCACCGCCCCCACCAAATCCGTAAGCCGCAACCGGAATAGCGCCCTCGGGAGCGTCAGCGGCATCGCCAGAATCTGTGGCTACAATCGGTACGGGGTTCAATGCCAAGGGTTGCTCCTGATTTTATTGGTAAAAACTATCATGGTGCTAAGCTGTCGGAACCCAGGAAGTGATACCGTTCACGCTTTGCAGCACGAAGGTTCCAGTAGCGGGCGGCCTGGGTGTTCGGGTGTCCAGGTCGTGGTGAAGGACAACGCCCGCAGGAGACCACGAAGAATCTAGCGGGTTGCCGTTTTCATCTGTGAGCAGGCTGGAAAGAACGCCACCCACGTCTAGAATGCGGAAGATGCCTTCACCGCTCGCAGTAGTGACTGACGCCTTGAAAACCTCGTCCTCACCGGCAACTGCAACCACGGAACCGTCCAAGGACTCGATCTGATTCGAAGCGCCACCGCCGCCACCGTAGAACGCGAGCGGGATTGCCCCCTCTGGGGCTTCCGACGCTGCCCCGGAACTGGTTGCGACAACTGGAATCGGACTTGACACTACGGAGCAGTCTCAAGCGCAACAACACGCGCCGCAAGATCCGCAAGAACAAGCTGCACGTTAGCACCAACAATGCCAGCACCAGCAGCAACCGTAACCGTAGTAGCGGCCTGGGTGTGGTTCGTCGCTGCCGCACCCACCTGCGCGGCCGTAGGGAAGATGTGGACGTGATCCGCACGCGCAGCCGTCGTACCCGTTCCGACAGCAGCGGTAGCGCCAAGCGCGGCGGGGGCAGTGGTAGCAACGGCAGGAATCACCGTGTTGCCCGCAAGAGCAGTGGTGGCCGAGGTCCCGAGAGCGCGGATGGACGGTGTTGCGGCAGCCTGCGCAGCAGTAAGGGCGGCAGGAACGCCAGTCACATCAGCCCACGCCACGTCACCACCCGCACCGCCGAAGCCATAAGCAGTCACGGGAATCGCACCGTCCGGTGCATCTGCCGCCTCACCAGACGCGGTGGCAACTACGGGAACTGGGCTAAGCGCCATTGTGAAATCTTCCTGTCGGGAACGTATCCCTCCATTTTACCATAGGGCTAGATGTGTGACCAAGTTTCACGGTTGTATGCAGCAACAATCGTTGGTACGCTGACATTGAATTTTCGAGCCATCTGTGAATAAAAGCCGTGATATTTCTCAACGGCTCGAATCTCGTGGACCTGAACTTCCGTCAGTACCGCTCGGGCGTTCAGTGCGCCCTTGTGCGCATCTGACATTTTCTTTTTCGTAGACTCAGAAGCCTTACCCTGAAATGATCGTGCATAATCCATAAGCTCCTTGCGCTTGCGCCCATACATATGGTTACCGCTTCCTCGCATTTTTTCTGATGCACCGGGGTTTCGGTGACCCCGGGGCTGTGCCCCGCCCTCAAGTATGTTGGTAAGATCCTGACCCGATTCACGAAAGAACTTTATCCAATATATTTCCCGCTCGTCCAACTCGCTCTCTAGGCACTCCTCCAACACACTAAAAACTATGCTATCCGGGCCATGCTTTCGAATCCATCGGGAAGTTTTGCTCTGGTAGCTACTTGAACTCTCCGTTCGTGCATGCCATAGATGAACTGACCACCTAGAGTTCAGACCCTTTGAGGTCAGTCCGACGTAACGCACCCCACCCTCCGGGTGGCAAATGCACCAGGCCACGTAAATGACGTTCTTGGGTGTGGCAATAGTTTTGCGTGATACTGTACTCATGTGGGTGGTCCTTTCCTAGCCTACGGCCCTCGGGTGTTGGCGCATCGCGGAGGGCGACTCCACTGTAACACAAAACTCCCCGGCCTCAAGCGGGCCGGGGAGTTTTGTTACTAGATGTTGCCAGGTGTTACGCGGCGCTTCCGTCGCTGTGGACAACGGCATCCTCGCTGAAAAGACCAGCGTTGACGAACATGCGGAGCTTCAAATCCACGGAGTCGTTTTCGAAGCTGTACGCCTGGAACGGGTTGCTCGAAGCACCACCGGCAATGGGAGCACCGTTGAAGTTCGAGACGTACACCTCAGGAGCCGTGTACCCGGCAAGGCGAACCTTGATGAGCGCCGGTCGGTCCGTGGAGCCCTCTTCGGGGACCAGGTACCAGGCGTTGCCGGTGATGAACTCGGACTCGATGACGCCCACGATGCGACCCAGCGGGTCAGCCGGGGTGCCGGTGGCACGGTACGTAACCAGGCCATCCTGGACCGAGTACAGCCCACGTGCGAGGCCGAGAGCCCAGTTCACGCTGTCCGAAGCGCCCTGTGCAACCACGAGACGGAAACGAGCTGGCGTGGGAACGCGGTTGCCGTTGGCATCGGTACGGTCGCCAATCTGGCGAATCGCAACACGAAGCGCAGCAGGCGTTGCGGGAGAGTCCGCAGGAACCGTATCGCCGGAGATGAAGTCAACCTGACCACCGATAAGCTCGGAAGCGGACGTTACACCGTTGATGAGTGCGCGGATAACCACGTACTCTTCGGTCTTGGTCGCAACCCGAAGCATGTCGCCGGGGAAGCGGTTGACGAGACCGAACGGGTCGTTCACGCCGCGCTCTAGCGACCAGCCCACGCGGAATCCACGCTTCTCCACCGCGATGGAGGTGTCTTCCTGGGTGTACCCGAAGGCGTACTGGTACGTGTCCAGCTCAGCGACCTTAGGGGCCACTCGCTGTCCGTCGTTGTCCTTGCCGTGCTCCAGGCCAGCAAAGTTAGGAGTCAGGCTCCAGAACGTTGCGGCGTTGAAGTCGGGAACGATCTCGGTCGTGGTGATCGGATCGAAGTCCGGCACGATCTCGTCATACATCGGGAGGTTCCGGAGGTTGACAAGGTGGGTGTAGGCGTGAGGCGCGTCCGAGGTGGAAAGCGTCTCCTTGAGGTCGGTGCGTGCACGGTCTCCCGCGTACCCACCAAGCTTGGCACCCTTGACCATTTCGGCCATCGCGAGCACCTTGCGCTCATTTACGAACGGTCCGACAGTGAGTCGTCCACCCGCAGTAAGGTCGATACTCATGCAGGGAGCACCTCTCCGATCAGGACGGGGGCAACCCCGCCGACGATGACGCCATCATCGATAACGCCAATCTTCACTCCGCCAGCGGTGGCGAGCGTGTAGACGCCCGTAGCCGTGGTGCGGTAAACAGCCGTGCCCGCAGGGGTTCCAGCGGTTCCAGTGGCAGGGTTCGTGTCACCGTTCACGACGGTAGCAACCGTCAGGAGCCAGGAGCCATCAACCGCGACAGTGGCAGAGTTGGCCTTGTTGCCAGCGCCACCGTTAGCGATGGTTCCGCCGGTGATCCCAGGGATGCCTGCCGCAATGGTGGAGTCACCACGAGCGGTCAGCGTAACGCCAACCTGGTTGCTGATCGGGTGGAGGACCACGGTGCCAGCCTGCGTGCCAGCGGCAACGGGCCACTCACGGCACTTGGACTCAGTGTACTTCTTGTACATGTTGGTAGCCATCAGCCAAACACCTTTCCAAGGTCAGTAGCGTCCTGGACCGTGCCGGACTTGAGGGAACGACCAGCGTCCTCAAACGACTCGGAAAGAACTTCGCGAGCTTCCTCGAAAGTCTTCGTGGCGTCCTCAAGGAGCGGCTGAATGTCAGCACCCTCCCGAGCGGCCTTCCGCAGCGCAGCAATCTGCGACGGGAAAAGGTTCTCGCGAGCAGCCTCGATGAGCGCAGTCTTCGAGTCGTAAGACTCAACAGCGTCCTTCGCGGCTTCCGCAAGGGCATCGGCGTCCGCCTCAGCCTGAACCTTCTCCACAGTCTTGGCTGCGGAAGTGGTCACGAAGCTCTCGAAAAGGGCGATAAGCTTATCCAGCTTCTCTTCCATTTTCTGATCTTCTTTCTCCTGTGCTGAGGTCTCAACACCAGGCTCTTCTGTGGAATCGAGCAACCTTGCTGATTCCACCAAACTTTCAACTTGCTCGCGGAGGCCGGAGCCTTCGAGGCCAGCAGCGCCTACAAGGTCAATACTGTTCGCGCGACTCGGGAATAGTTCAAGAACGTTACCGTCCTCATCCCTGGTCCCCTGAACACGGATGCTGGCCTCAGCAAGTGGGCCGACCTCATCAATAACGTCCTGCCAGTGCTTGAATGGCTGAAGTTCGGCCACAAGCTCCTGGTTGGCTTCGTCCCAATATGTACCATCGGGGTAGGAGCCGACCATATCCTTGATGCTGCGCTTCGGGTCGTGATCGAAGTAAGCCTTGGTCCCGGCAGGGAGTGCGGCCGGGCCAAAGTCGCGCAGAACCTCGGGCGAATACGATCCAGAAGAACCCTGACCTGGGCGGGCGACGACGACGCGCCACCGCTTTCCCTTTTTGACTGGTGCCTCAGCAACAGACTCAGTAAGTAGTGCTCTCATTCTGTAGTCTAGTGTATCACAAGACAGTAGTCAAGCTAATCTTTACTTGCTTCCATTCGGACCAGACGCTCCAGAATTTCCTCTAGAAGATGGTTGCTGGCGAGAGCGTTCGAGAGGACATCGGAACGTAAGTCGTTAGCGTTTCCACCGTTGCCCACAAAAGCACTCGGCTGGCCCTGGCCGCCCGTGCCCGTTGGCGCACCATCGGTGTCGATGTCCTTGCGTGGGAGCGAGAACTCATTGTTCGGGAGCAGGACCCCGGCCGGAGCGTTAGAGCGCTTCGGGTCAATATTCAGAAGCTCAAGGGAGCGCTCGCGGTCTTCGTCTGGGTGGAGAACACCCATCGCCCATGCGGTGGCAAGCATCTGCATCTCGCGGAACGGATCGCGGTCATCAATCTCGGGGAAGAAAATCTCGGGACGCTTCCTAGCGCCCCACTCGATAACCTCACCCAGGAACTCGACCCAAGTATTCTGGCGGATACGAGCGTTACGCTTGGTCGGCGCATCTAGGTTGCTTGCGCTACCGTAGGACGATCCCGAAGCGCCGGGGTCCGCAAGAATGTGAACAACAGACACACCCAGCGCCGCCGCAACCTGAGCGGCCATAGCGCGACCACTGTCGAAGTCATAACCCCTCCCAGCAGACGCAAGTGGTGTAAGATCCTGCCCCTCGGTAAGACTTGTGGTCTGTCCGGAACCGCGCGACTTGGAGACCTTAACAGCAGAAGCTTTTGCGCCAGAGGCTGTCTTGTTGACGATCTTGAACGCAAACTTTGCCAGACTCTCAGACATCACCTGCCCGTACTTTACAAACTGCGAGTACATCAGAGCGTAGGCGACAGCGGCCAGCGCATCGGGGATGCCCAGCGGCCACCCTACCTGCTTGTTCACCCCTAGGTCAAAGATCGTGCTTACGGGGTCGACGGCGTACCTTGCTCCGTCTACTCCAATACTCTTACGGCGAGTGCCCGAGAAGCGGTTGGTGTAATACCAACGGACACGCATCTTTGACGGGTCCGGTACGGTGGTGTCTTTCCAGGTACGCTGGTAGGCCCAAATCTCTTCCGGGAAATCCGGGTTGACCAGAACGTCCGTAATCTCAAAAATCGGGATCCGGCGAATCTGACGGGTAACCGAGTTGCCCACAAGAATAACGTTGCCGTCCGCGTAGAGCGCACGCTCCAGTTGGCCGCGAGCATCCGGAGAGAAGACGCTGGCACGGTTTACGGGGTCTGCGCAAAACTTCTGCAAAAGAGTGGGGGAACCCGTGGCGCTTGAACTGCGCACCGACCCCTGGATAACAACACCCTTGGACCAGACGTTGCCGATGCGCAGCTCGGAGCCCTGCTTGAGCAGCGACTGGCCCGTCAGTAGCGGGCGAATCCTAGTGCTTGCCTCTTGCAGTTCGCCGAGGGTGATCCCCTCCATCCGATCCAGGCTGTGGTCAAGAATGTTCTGCCAGCCACGATCCTCAAACCTCAGCGTCTGGATTACATCCGCCAAGGCCTCGTGAAGTTGGCCGTTTTCCTGGCGGATAGCCTCGAAAGCTTCTTGAGTTAGCTCCACAGCCCTCGACTCGTCAAGCTCGACCGGGGCAGATTCCTCTAAAGCGTCCATATACTACCATAATAGCAGCAGTTTACAGGGGGAACCCGCCACCATCAACACTCATTAGCCCCATAATCTCCAACGGGTCCCGCAAAACCACATCACCCTTAGACAATCCGCCCGCCCGCTCATCATCCTCCCCATACCCGTACAGATCGATGAACGCGAGTATCGCAGAGTCTAGGTTGTCAGGAGATTTCAGCCCAGCCTTGCGCATCTCGTCCTTGGGCGTGATCTGGATGGCTCGCCTCGCATTCAACTTGAACGTTTGTGCGCTCATCTGATCCCGCAACTTGGTATCCACCGTGATATCAAGGTCAATCTCGCCCATCTGCATGGCGCGGCGGAACATGTCGTAAGACCACGAGCGTGCCTGCGCCCATGCTCCAATATCTAGTGAGCCCTTGCCCCCTTGGAATCCGTACAGATCGTAGGGGGCGCTAGCAAACTGTGGCTGCGTCTTGAGGAGACTGTACACACCGGCACCCGGCCCCGAAGCGTCCACATTCACCTCGTCCACACCATGCTTGAGCGCCATCGCGTGAACGTTCTCAGCCTGGACCATATAATCAGCCTCGCCATTGTACGATTCCAGGAACCGGATACGGCCACCCTCGTTCAGATAGAAACAGGTGTCGTCTTCACCCGCAAAAGCAAGGTCAACACCCAGTCTGCGGATATCATCATCCGTCGGGTCAATATCCGTGTTGCCAGCCGTGGTGATCGCTGCCTGGGTGAAGAAAGAGCTGGTGCTGTCCTTCGGGAACTCACCCTCAACCTTCGCTAGGTAGACGTTGGGGTGCGCTTCGCGCTTCATGCGGTCAGCCCAGTCCGGCTGAATCATGTACGTCTTTACGAGCTTGTCACGCTCAAGGTCGTCCGGGTAGATGATCTCGCCGGTGAAATTTGGAGTGTCGAACGCCGAGATGGTGTGGCGCTTCCACTGCGAGTACTTGTCGTCCTCGTTCGAAAAGCGCCGGTGGAACCCCGTGTTCAACTCATCCGGGTTGCCGATTGCGAGAATGGCTGTGTGCGCGTTGGTCGTAACTGCGTTTGCGCCGATCCACAAGTCCTCGGGCAGGCCCCCAGCCTCGTCCATGAGCACGAACACGAAGCCATCGTGAGTACCCTGGAACGAACTGATCAGGTTCTTGTCCGCGGGACGGCGACCCATGATAATGTCTTTAGGCATCAACCCGGGGCCACGGTCAAACCGAACGGCGGGGTCCGAGACGACACGCCCCGGCAAGAAAAAACCCCGCGCAGCAGCCTCAGAGTAGTTGTCTGTGATGTACTTGAAGGCGTTCTGGCTAATCTGTGTGAATACGTTTGCTGTAGCCAGCACCGAGGTGTCAAGCGGGTCGTGGACGCTCACCGCCCACGTCATCAAGTCAGCGCCTAGCCGTGTGTTATGCGTTGGGATCATCCACTCCGAGGCCAGGTATAACGACCTCGGGGAGTCTACCTGCACGCACGCCGTAGCTACCGTGTCGATGCGCTCGACAGAAACCACCGTGCGAACCGTCTTGCGGCTCTCCTGCGCCCCCACCAGCTTGAACTGGTCACTCTTGTAGCAACTCTTCGAAAAGGGGCTACGCTGCGGGTTGAACACCATCCTGTACCGGATGCCAAACTTTTCGGAACCCAAATAAGAATCAGCAGCCGTGATAGAGATACGCACTCCCAGCGAGCGCACCAACTCTACGGTGCCACGAGCCAGCGCCTCATTGGTGAAGTCAATGCCGCATGTCGATGATCCAGGCTTTACGAATCCATCTGTGTCCATTAGGCCACGCAGAAGCTCCCAGCGCTGCGCCACGGAGGCCCGCAAGTACGCATCTGGTATGTGTTTGTTGTTTTTTAGGTTCAGCGGACGTATGTCCTGCATAAAGTTTTGATGAGTAAAGGTGAATCGCAAATCCCCACTCACGCCACTGGTGGGGGCATGGCGAAGCTCGTATCCCCGTTCAGCAAATTCATCGACGATGAAGCGCGCATGACTTCCAGCAGTCATTGATGCGTCAGCGGAGGCCCCATCCCCAAGCCACGCGCCCAGTATGTATGGATCAACCGGCAGGTCAGCCCCTGCGCCAACGATCGCACGGTTAATGGGTATGGCATGGTTTCGCGCATTCGACGGACGCAACGTGTCCGCAATGTCAACAGTAGTAAGTGTGGCCGACTCCTCCCAGTGGTCACGCCAGTCCAAGACGTGCCGACGGCGACTAATGTTCCCCCGCACTTTTTGCGTCAGCGTATTCCACTGGTGCGGACCCGAGGCGACTATCTCAGCACCATCACTAAACTTCACCAGATAAGTATCGTCATACTGCACGTCAGACTTGAACGTGACGGCTGTCGGCTCGCCGGTCTCGTCCAGCAGAATGTCGCCGGGCTGAACCTCGCCCATCGTTGTCCAGCCCGTAGGCGTCGGCAGTGGAGTATCTAGACTCAGCGCCTTGCCCACGCCGTTCGCTGACTTCACAAGCGTAAAGGTCTGGCCCGTCCCGTCACCCACAACGTCAACAGCAATCTCAGCCTGCCTGGACCACCAACGGCGACCCATAACATCGGCCATCCACGCCTCAGCGTCACGCTGGTAAATCTTCTTCCGGGACTTCTGCCGAATCTCTTCTAACGCAAGCTCAGCAATCCTGCTTAGACCGCTCACGGGGCATCTTCAACGTAAGTGCTGGCAATCGCAGCAATATCCGCATTGAACTGCTCCACCAGTTCAGCCTGGTCAACCTCCGGGTACAGCGCCTCAAGCCTGCCAAGTTGCTTATAGTACGCCTTCTCGACAATACTCACCAACTCATGGGCACGCCTACGGTTGACCTCCTCCACGTCAACCTGAGACGCCTTCTCCTGATCACGCAGTTCCTTGAGGATACCCGTCCACAGGCTACGCACAGCGTTAACCGCAGACCCGTACTCACGGTCGCCAAGATTGGAAAGGCGAACTTTCGCGTCCTCGGCGAGCAACCCCATCTGAATGATAAGGCGCGCACGCATCTGGTTGAGGTCAAGGTAGTCCAAAGACTTGAGAAGAGCATTCGTCTCCCGGAGAACCTCTTCCGGGGAAATGCCCAGCTCCTCGCCCAACTGCTCCGCAGTCTTGAGACCAGCGTAGTTGATAAGAGTTCTTTGTTTAGCGCCAAGGTCCATAGACCCACATTCTACCAAACAATCGTGAAGCGCCAGGGATTCGGACCCTGCTCCGTGCCGTGCGCCTTAACGCCTTACGTCACGTCGAAACCAAGTGCGCCCCAGTAAAACTACGCCTGCCGGATAGAAGCCAGCCCAGCCTGCGAGCTAAACCTACGAGTCGAGTCAGCTACCACTACGTCCATAGCCGAAGTGGTATCGCCCCCAGGAGCGCTGCGGACTATCCCGCCACTGTCGTACACAGGGTGGTCGCTGGGAACTCGTTCGCTCTCCCACCCCCCCCCCCCTCAATGCGGGTTCCATTGAGAAAGGGTCGTAGCGGCGGGGCGCTCTCCGTCAACTCAACCACCTCCGGCCCTCGCGAAACATCCGCAACACTCAAATCCGGGTCCGGCGCAACCACCTGCTGAATCTTCCGCAAACTGCGCTCAATCCTCGTCAAAAGACGAACAATCTCTTTGTCACTCACGTCCCGCTCCGATCTCAAAGTCGTACTGGTCAAGTGCCGCATCAAACAAACTACGGTGGTCCGGGTCCGCCGCCGTCTCCACGTAAAACAACAGCCGCTCCCTGGGCGAGGAGACCAACCACACCCACGACTCAACGTCAGAAAGAAACGGCTGGTACGTCAACTCCAGATCAATCGCCCCGAACCGCATATTCATTACCGGATCACGTTCTCTTCAAGCTCCAGCAACTCAATCTTCGCCCACAAAGATTCAGTCTGCGAATTGACGGGAGCCATCACCCCACGGAACCCCACATAAATATCTGCAAGCAGATCATGCAGATCGCCACTCTTCAACTTCACTTCATAAGCCTTTCCGCGCTATACTCGATCACTTTCGCCCCAGTATACACATCAAACTCCGCAGCAATCCGCACAGCGTCCTTCGGAGTTGCTCCAGCGCGCAAAGCACCCAACGCATATGACGAGCCGGAGCCGATGGCGGCAAACCTCGCATTGCCAATTAGGGCAAAATCTGACCCCAGCGTGAACAGGCGACCATTCACGGCCAGCAGGGCCTCGTAATTTGAGCTTACTTCTCCATTATCGTTTTCCAGAGCGCCCGAGTTGGTCAACTCTTTTTGTACTGCCGGGACGAGTTCGGTTATCAGCCACCTCTCCAGTCGCACGCCCTTCAAGCCCACAGGGATCTGTGGAAGCTCAGCGAATCTGAGAATGTCAGAGACTCGGCAAGCACCGGCAACGCCAAATACCACGGAACCGTTCGCGAAGACCTTGGTCCTACCGGCAGTGGCACGTGCTCCAGCGGTAGACTGCGTGTCGGAAGCGAATGCAACATCTCCGAAATACTCTTTTGCAATGATCGTGGTCAAATTTTCTCCTCCTGGGCATCCGCCCACTTCGTCAGTTGTGCAGCTAAGTAGTGGGCGTGCTCGGGCTCAAGTTTAAATGTGGAATATCCAGTTTCACTTATCTCTAAAACTCCGTCTGAAATAAGGTAGATGCCACTCTCATTCTGGCCGCTTTCCGGGATTCCCTCAAGGCTCAGAATTTCCATACGCTCACTCGCGCCGCTCACGGCAGACTCGAAACGTGCGCATCAATCGTGTCCTGGACCATCTTCGCCACGTAACTAGAGTTGATCTGGGCAATTGGAATGTAGGGAATACTGAATCCACGCTTCACGCCATCCATCTCCAGAGTCACACGAATCCCCTGTTCGGCAAAGGACAGTGATTCGCCAGCCTCCCGGAGCGCAATTAGGCCCTCCCTTGCCTCTTGAAGACCGGCTAAGACGACCCTGTTCTGCTCACATAGCCTGTCCATCAAATCAACCAAATTAGGACTGATGCCAACATTCTCACTCATTTCCACCACTCTCCCCAATGCGCAACAGAATCAAATAACCAATCAAATCCAACACAGTGTCCTCACCAGCATCAGACCCCCGAGCCAGACGGGACAGTTTGTCGTCGATGCGAACACGCAGTCCATCAGAAGCGCTCGCCGAAGAAAACACACGCAGCGGCTCCAAGGCGGAATTACCGTACGCCTCGTTCTTGCTGATTAGCACCTCCCGCACAGTCGCCAACTCACGATCCACGCTATCAACAAACTCAGAAACAAAAACAGCCATCAGGCAACATCCTCTCTACCCAGCTCAAACAAACTCACGCCGACCAGGTAACGCTTATTATCTGGCCCCACCCACACCAGCGTAGAACCCTCCTCCGAGATGTCGGGAACATTCTCCACTAATTCATCACGCAAAAACGGGAACATATCAGCCACGACTAATCCTCTCCCAACTGCTCAATTTCGTAATTGTCACTCAACAGATAACGCTCCGGGATATCCTCGTACCGCTCATACTCACCCACAGTGACGTAAGAACAATACTCGTCCGCCTCAATCTGAGTCACCATATAGGTCAATTCAATGGCCCCCAAATCTCATATGCCGCGTGAGAGCCACAGTACATCGCTGCTAGCGAAAAAGCTACCATGACCAAGCCTGCCAGGGCTGGGCCAGTGAACTCACCCGATTCCCGCTTCTCGAAGAGAATCCAAATCGAACCCCCTCCCCACACGGCGGCAACCATGGAAGCCACGAAGCCCAATAGCCATAAAACTAAACTCACCTCAACACCCCTCTCGTTTCAATAAACCTACCAGCTCCGAATCAGGGAAAGCAAGTCTAGGAGCAAAAAGTTTGAAAAGAAAAAATGAGGCCACGGATCGCCCAACAACACAAGTGCATTGCAGAGAGATGCGTTACGCCATGGGCTAGAAAAAGTTCACAATAAAAAATTGGATGCGAGGGTGCCCCACGCCCATTTTCCGTGCATCTTACACCAAAATCCGAGTTCTTTCAATCCTTTTCCAAAACTTTCCCGCAATCCCCTGCGCTCGCTCATCCACTTGCCTTCCCTTCGCTCATCTGCTATGCTTTCCGCCCTGCGCCGTACCAGTTGACCAGTCTCTTCCGTCGCCTGTCACGCGCTCCCCTCTCAGCCGTGCCATCTCGGCGCTGCCAACCAGCTCTGCCATCTACTCTTTGCCCACTTTCCCTATTGACTTCCTTGCTCTCGCTTACTAGGCTGGGACCATGACAACACACACTCTTCCCCCCGTTTCTCGTACCGTTCACCGTACGCGCCTGGCGCTAGCTATCGTCGCCGGTGTTGCGCTCGGCTCTACTGTCGCTACCGTGAATCACTCGGTGATCTCAGTGCCAGCTCCCGCCACCGTCTCCACTGTCTCGCCTGCTGCCCTCGTGTCGTCCTTGTCTCCTTGTGCTACTGAGGACTCGCGCGATTGCTATTGGCTTGCCAGTGAGCACGGCAACCGCTCCGGTCGATCGTTCATTGACGTTGGGGGCGAAACTATTTACCTCGATGGGCTTGACAAGTAAGAGTCACCCGTCGTAGACTTGTGGTACACACCAACACAAACAAGGGGTAGAGATAATGAACGCGATCAACAGTACGCCGCATATCAGTCACTACAGCGATGCTTGGCTGTTGCGTGAGGTTCGTTCTACTGCCAGGCTGAGTAGGGGGGATGCGGCACGGCGCGAACTCGCTCGACGCGGCATCATCGCCCCCGCGCCCAGGATCACGACCAGCGCCCGCTAGCCACCAACACAAACAAGGGACAGGGATAATGACAACCTACGCACGTAATGCAATCTACTCGACCGACGACCTTATCGCCGTCTCGGACGCTACAGGGGGATTCTTCTTTAGCGCTAAGACTATGAAATTCTGGAAGACGCGCGTACTGAACTATCTGCGGGCTGTTGACGGCTACACATGCGAGCCCGGCGGGCGTTACGTCTTCATCACTAGCGACGTGTTCGGCTACGATGCGGTGCGCCAATACAGTGTGCGAGTGATGACCCTCGGCACGCGGGGGGATGGCCGCGCGTTTGTCAACTTCGACACTATCGAGCACTATTCCACGCGGGGGCAGGCGATTAGCGCGGCTGATGTTTACGTGGCGAACATTCCGGTTAACGCCTAGGAAGCATCATGTACAAGATCATCGACACCACCAATCGCTTCGCCACCATGGCGGTTCCAGACCGGAGCGACATCATCGAATTCGTACGCCCCATGTTCGAACCGGGCCGCTCCCTTGAGGTTGACAGCGCGCTGAATATGCTGGAGCTGGCAATTGCGCGGGAGCTGCCCACGGGTGAGCTTGAGGCGTTCCTGGGTATCACCATTCTGTAACAAGTCGAAACACGCTCTCGGGCGTGTCCTCCCGCGATAGCCGTTCGGGAGCTGATGAGACTAGGCGAAAGAAACAACGATCTTAAGGAAGCGTTAAAATGTCGCAATCTTTCGAAGCTAAAGCAGTTTACGTGTCACGCAAAGTTGCGGACCGTGAAAGAACTACGATTCTTAAAGCAGCGCGCACCGATAAGGCTGTCGCGCGTGCATCGTTCGGGGGTGCACGATGATCCCGTGCGAGGTCTGCCACAACCTATCTGATAGGCATGACACCTATTGCCCGCGACAGGCCGGAGCTTTCCCAGCGCCCCGGCCTGGTGACAAGTGCCGCTTCATCGGAAACCATCAGGTCGAGCACGCGGACGACTGTGACCAGTGGGGCAAGGGCGTCGTCACCGATGCCCGCACCGGAAGGCGGGTTCGCTCGTGATTCCTCTGCCGGACAACCCCTTCTACCGGGCCATGGCGATTCTCCACCTTGAGGAGACCGGCCACCCCCTAGATGCATTGCTTGACACAACAAAGGTAAATGATCGGATGATCCGTTACTGCTGCTAGCCCTGCCAGAAACGCCCCCGCCTACTCTCGGGGGCGTTTCTTTTGCCCGCAAACACGTCGGTAAGTCTTGACTTTCGGGCAAACCTGTGGTATCACGCGCGCGCATCGCGAGGGAAGACACCTGTCAACGCTTGAAGTTGCACGTCACAGGACGCTCCCTCACGTCGCGTACGCGCGTATAGCACACCCTGGCACGATCAACCGCTCCCAGGACGCCACGGGGGCATTGCAGGGCGCTACGGGGTGCATTGAGCCGCATTACACAACCCACGGTTTCAACGACATAGCTCTAGGAGGTCACAGAATGCGATCTAAGCGACTTGCACTGGAAAGTGACACAAACACCCGTGGAGACGATCTAAGGGCTTCTACGGGCATTCTGTGGCCTGTGGGGGGCTATTCCCGCCTTGGACGGTGGCCCGAAGCGCACACTGGGGACCGGAGCGAAAAGTGACCTGGGAAGCGTGACATCGAGAAGAGTTCGGGAATGACGCCTAATAGCGACTTCACGCCTCAGAACCACGGGGCCTTTTTTGAACTTTCGGATTCTGAGAGTTATCCACATGCTGTAGCGCAGCGAAAGTACTTTGTATCAATGTTTGTCATAACGCCCTATACGTATACCCTTCGAAAAATACCTCTATTTTCTAAGATGACAACTAGTGATGAGAGATTATAAATGTGTATTAAGAGAACCCCCCCTCATCCTCTCCCGCTTGTTTACTGCCTTATTTTCTTTTTTCCAGAAAGCTACCAAGTCGCTTACCTCGGTTTTCGACCCTCCTTTTTGCCAGAACACTATTTAGAACACTATTTTGTTTGCAACAGAATAGTCGTCTGCCAGAGTGCTCTGGCTCAGTAGTGATCTGCAAGAGGCCACCATAAGTGTTTTATGCCTTGTTGACACTGTCCACTTCGCTACCGACAACTTTTTTGTTCGGTGCTGATTGAAGAGTTATCCACATGCGAGCGAAGCGAGTAAGGAGCGCCAGCGACCCGCTTTGGGCAACAAGGGGTGCAAGGGTGACACCAGTGACAAGGGGTAAAAAGGTGACACCAGTGACAAGGGGTGCAAGGGTGACTGGGTAAAATCCTGTGCGTAAAACGAGGCGGTAAAAAGGTTGCCAAGGTGTTGCGTTCGGACCGACGTAATAGTAGACTCGGGCGAGAGCGCAATTAGAGGAAGGGGTCTTCAGATGAAACCAAGGAACAGATTCAAAGCCACTATTACTGTCATCGATTTGATGAACATGGACAGAAGTGAAGTGGAGATGGTAGTACGGGATGGTAAAAACAAACTTAGGGTAGCTGAACTTTTGAAGGTCGATCTGCACGGGCCAGGGTTGCCCGCAATCGTTAGTAGCCGCACCACGCTGAAGAACGGATTTCGTTGGTACGGGACACATAGTTACCCAAGCAGCACCTCGCCAGTGGAGATTTGGCTAAAGTCGAAGTTTGCCGACAGGCCTCTACATGTGGATGGCAAGAAAAGGGGGAACAAATGAGCACCACAGAACCAGAGACGTGCACCCCAGCGCAGGCTGCTAAAGAATACGTTGAGCACCCAGCAATAGGTGAGCCGACAATAACAATTGCCAACCCTGGTTACGTGCTAGCTGTCGAGGCGGAGAGCAGGCGCAACGCGGCAATCGCTCAGCTGCGCGAGGTCCAGAAGTTAGCCCAGGGCCACAAGCATCGAGCAGACAACGCGGAGAAAGAGCGTGACCAGGCGATAAAAGCATTCGCAGCGCTCAAGGAGTCGTCCGCGAAGTGTGACGTGGAGCGTATTGACCTACGGGCGGAGCGCGACCAGTTGCTAAGCGACCTGCTAGAGGAGCGCGCTCAAAGTCAGGCGGACGCGGCGGTAGCCATTGGGCGCATGGCGAGTGAGGTTCTTGGCAGGGAGGCGATGCGGGCTTTGAGCTTTGCACTCAAGATGAAAGTTGATTACGAGGATTCCGAGGAGGAAGTAGTGAGTAAGGTTGAGCAAATAGAACTCCGTGCAAAGGACTTGAAGGTTGGTGATAGCGTCCAGGTTTCAAAAACGCCTCAGGCTGTTGTTACAGTGCCGCGGGAGGGTCTTTACTTAGTGGCCGAGGGGGAGCAGGTGGAAATCCACCTTGGGGGCGGTTCGGCCATTCTGTCTCGGAGCGAGTGGGATGAGATAGTGGGTGCGCTGTGATCGGAAAGATTATGCGCCTAGAAAGTGGCGTGATTGTGGTGCCATATCGGTGGAACTGGGTTTCGTATGATGCTGTTGTCGTTTACGACCCGCTGGATCCGAGGACTCGGGGTGAAACCTTTCTCATTGATGCGGATGCTATTAACGCTGGGATAGAGCTTTCTGCTCTCAAAACAAGTACTGACAGTGGGAAGCTTCTCAGCCCGCACTTGCTCGCAAGGGGTTATGGAGGCGGGAAGGGTTACGAGCGATTCAGTATCGAAAGCGAATGGGTTGAGGTTGCCTACCCGGAAGACATGGAGCCATGCTCATGAGCCGCTACCTGAGTGAAGAATTCAAGGCGATCCAGGCTGATGTGGAACAGGAATACGGTCCGGCATCCCGGTGGGTTTACGCCCGACAGTGGTGGAGGCGTGTTGGGAAGGCGCGTGTCGTCGCAGCCGATGCCTCCTGGTTGGCGGACAGGCTTCTCCATGACATCCACGCGGCTGTGTTCCAGAACGACCCGAGGATGTTCGGGCTGCTGTTAGCAGCACGCGACGCGACTCGCGAGCTTTCAACCGAGCTCGCCCAGGACAACTACCGCCGATTCCAAGGCCGCCCTGAATCGCAGGGTTCCGAGACAGGGAGCGACCGATGATCATCAACCCTGAGCGCGAGACGAGCGGCGTCGATCCCGTCACTGCCTATCGCTGGTACTGCGCGGCGTGCGATGAGGTCGGCATCGAGTTCGACTCGGGCGACGCAGAGCAGAGCCTCTACGAGCACGAGGACGAGCGTCATGACTGAGCGCAAATCGCAGGGTTCCGAGACATGACGTGCACAGAGAAATGCTGGACACCGAAGCCATGCCCTGATCATGGCGACAACATGGCTCCATTCGGGCGCAGCGTCAGTGCCTACGAATACGAGTGCTGCGAGAACCGGATGGACAGCAGCATAAATCCCCGCCACCTGTGGAGTGTCCACGACTCGACGCGCTACTACACCGACCCAGACGGCTGGGCAGCGCACGAGCAGGGTTGCGCTGAATGCCGACCAAAGCTTGACGAGTAGAACTAGCCAATGTAGGGTTACGCATAATGGGTAGCCGATAGAAAAAGAGGAGGGCAAAGTGTTCGATAGCGAGCAGATCGATGAGCTGCGCAAGTTGATTCGAGAGTACGGGTTGGCGGAGTGGAACGAGGGGGTGCAGGCTGCGAATGACCAATCTGAAGACCATGAGCTTTCGATGAAATTGTCCCGGATGGCGCTTGAGGCGATCAATTTCCAGCTAAATGAAATGGGCCTACTGTGATCGCAACGCCTGATGTTATTGAGCGGATCGAGCTGAACTTTGACCAAGAGCCCGCGTGCGAGGCTAGGCATAACCCCAGAAACACTCTGATGTGTTCAGTTGAGGTTGTTGCTAAATACTCAAGTTGCCAGCGAGGCGGTATTCTCGTTTGCCAGCGCGTGGTTGATTTTACAGAACTTCACGGAAACGAGCCGTGTGGAATGCTGTGCACCAATACGGTTGCCGACTGTTGGCGCATTATTCCAATTTGATTGAGGGGAGATTGAAGTGATTTTCACTGTCGTATATTTCGCTGTTATGTTGGTGGCACTGGTCCCAATGACTTTGTTGGCGCACCGATTTGTGGAAGATGAGAGATATCATGAGGGCGATCTATGGGGCCAGACCCTGTCCAGAGCTATTGGCTTCTTGCTTTCCATGATCTGGCCCGTTTCCCTGCTTATGGTTTTCGTGCATTTCATCATCATGAAACTGAGTGGAGGGCAAAATGAAAGAGATTAGTGTTACTGATATTCGCAAGGGTGACAGGATTAGGTGCGTCGCACTTTCCAGTGGTGGACGTGAGTTCACGGAGGAATACACTGCTGAGTACAGTGAGGAAGCCCCCGTTCTGCTCATTAGCTACGATGGACACGAGGTCTATCTGATTGACCGACCGTTACCCGAGGTTCCGACACGTCCATATTCAATGATTATCCCGCCACGAGACTTACGCATGCTTGATTATTACTGCGCTGTCCTTGAGCCAGAGGGCCTATCGGGCACCACGTGGTATGAACCTTACAGCGGCCGAGCTGTTCCAGTGGATTCTGTGCGAGAACTCATCTCTGAAGGTTGGACAGTGATCGAGGGGCCAGAGCTGGAGGATGGGGAGTGAGTCTCCCGGAGAGCCTTGAGGCTGAGGCGAGTAACATCACTGTCAACTGGTACCGGGCTACCACAACGAGGAAGATTGGGTTGGGATCATCCTACGATCCTATTCCGGAGGGTGCGTTGGGCTGGGTTCGTATGATCGCCCCCAATTGGGCTGTATTTACTCCAGAGGAGCATGGCGGCTGGCCCGGCAGAATTTCTCTGACGCTAACAAGCGTAAGAATAGATATGGATGACTATGTTCAGCAAACATATATTCTCCCAGACAGCTATTGGGCTTCCGTTTCTGACGAATAAGCGCTAGTGTAGGGCTAACAAACTTTTGGAGAGGAGTTTATGATGACGAACAACCAAGAACTGATAGCCGAACTGCGTGCGTACGCGAGCGAGGAGGTAGCGCCCCAGTACGACGACGATGGCGATCTAATCCTCGACTACCAGTATCTGGATGGGGTGAATGGTGCCCGGCGGGATGTTCTGAGGATTCTCGACAGGCACGCCGCCCTCACCCCTCGTGTGGTGTCCACGGTGGAGGGCGAATGGGAGTACGCGGTTGTCCTTGCGAAGGGCACGTGGGTGGATGCCGCTCGCTTCCCGTCTGAAGAAGCTGCCCGTTCGTCGTGCCACGAGTACGCGTCGGGTGATGCGTCGGTGGTACGACGGCGGAAGCCTGGAGCGTGGGAGCCAGTTGAGCAGCCGAACGCCCCAGAGCACAGCCTCGATCACATGTTCGGTGACGTGTCTGCCCAGTTGGCTGCCCTCACCATCCGTAGGGAGGGGGATAGCCATGGCTGAGCCGACTGCACTCGTTGAGTTCGGGAATCCGAGCACAGCACATCCGAACATCCGACCAATGACGATCCTGTGCAGCGAAGGCGACTACGTAATCTTCGCGTCACAGCGCACTGATTCTACCGATGCGGTCGATGGTGCGCGGTGGATTCGCGACCATCTCGATCAGCACAAGCCAGGGCGTGCGATGGACATCGCCGTGGACTGGGAGGTCAGTGCGTGCTGCAACGTTTGCGAGGACGAGATCGGTGACGTAGAGACCGATGATGGCGAGACTCTGCGCTGTCGGGAATGCGGCACGACATGGAACATCGACGGCACCAACGGTGAGCGGGAGGAGGGGAACGATGCTGAGTAGGGAGTTGCGCGTGGCCGTGCGTGACTGGATGGAAACCAGAAACACCGGAGCATTATTCGCGGCGGTGGCTGAGCGTAACCGTGCAGCAGCCAATGCTGCGGCGAAGAACGCGCTCGAAGAAGCTGCCACCGACTGGCAAATCAAATCCAACAAACTAGGGCAATGGTGCGAGCATCCAGTATCTGAATGGCTCCTTGCTCGTGCGGCGTCCATCCCCACCATAGCCGAGGGGGCTGAACGTGAAGCTCGGTAACGAAGATTTCGCGCTCATGTTCCCCGAGCTCGCCCAACCCACGGCAAGCAAGAGGCGTTGCAGATGCGGTCACACCGAGTGGAACCACACGAAGCAGCATCCGATTCGCTCCGGCATCAGCGTTTGCCTGGTGCGGGGATACGGATTCCTAGGGCTGGGTCGATGTCTCTGTGCCGGATTTCGGAGCATCCCCACCACAACCAAGGAGAACGAACGATGAGCGAAGTAAGCAGGTTCCGGAAGAAGCCCGTCGTCATCGAGGCGATGCAAGTTCTCGATGATATTCGTGCGCACCAGCAGATTTGCGAGTGGGCGGCACGCGGCACGCCCTCGGGCGAGGTGATCCCTGTCGTGATGAGCCGATTCGATTCGCACCTGATCATCCACACGCGCGAGGGGACGATGCACGCCGAACTGGGCGACTGGATCGTCAAGGGCGTGGCCGGCGAGTTCTACCCATGCAAGCCGGAAATCTTCGAGCAGACATATGAGGCGGTTTCCGATGACTGACGAATCCCTGAAAGAGCAGACCCCCTACACGCCGACCTACGAGGTTCTGGGCGGGCAGGGCCACATGGTTATTGGCCGAGGGCTAACGCGGGGGCAGGCCGAGAAGTTGCGCCGCGACTTCGACGAAAAGTGCTCTGCCTACGGGCTGCACAATCCACCCACATGGATAAAAGAGGAGGTGCGACGGTGACTGACGATTACACGCCGCCAACGGAGGACGTGCGAAACCACTACGCCCATGGATGCGGCCCAAAGCATACCCGGGAAGAGTCTCGGGCGGATTTCGATCGCTGGCTTGCTGCCCATGAGCAGAAGGTGCGGGAACCGTTGGAAGCGAAGTTGGCGGAGGCCGACAAGCTCGCGAAGGACTGGTACGAGGCGTACGAGCGTGCCAGCGATCGCGTAATCGCGCTGCGTGAGCGTCTAGCCGAGTGGCGCGACGAGAACCAGGCCCACGAGATCTACCCGGCGGACGAGCATCAGGCCGAGGAATGCACCGACGAATGTGCGTGGTGCGCGCTCGACGCCATCCTCAATGACACCCCGAAGGAAACCCGATGAGTGACAAGACCAACGAAAAGATTGTGGCCGACGCGATGGCGAATGCGGGGGCACCGCTGATGCATTCACGCATTGAGGAGGCCGTTGTTGCTGCTCTCGAAGCCGCTGGTCGTCTTCTGGGTAAGCCGACAGACGAGCAGGTGGAGCGGGCGGCGGTTGTGCAATCTAAGTCAAGGGTGTAGTGTTCTTGGTACAAGGTTTTTCCACACAACAAAGGAGGACATCATGAACACTCTCGGGCACAACCTAATCTGGTACAAGGGGGAGCATGCGCCCCGCAATATCGCGTTTTATGCGGAGTGCAGCTGTTCGCAACGTGATGATGCTGGCTACCCCGATGCGGGTTGGGCTGGTAGCGTTTCTGATGTTGTGGATAGCTACGCTGAGCATGTTGAGGAAGTCCTGGTCTAGTGGCTGGGGAAATATCGGTTTGAGGGAGAAGGAGTTTTACATGGAGATTTCGACAGCATTTGGGTTTGTCCCCGAGGTGACCCTTTCGTGCGACGGAATGGCGTGGAGTCACCCCGCAACGAGTACGGGAATTGGTCAGGTGGATTACTATTTCGTGGCAGTCAACGGTGGAGAGGTTACCGCCTATACGCCCGGAGAGGTTCTGGATATCGCGTGGCCGGAGGATGGCAGTCAGGTTCTTGTCACTCTCCAGGGATCATACGAGCCTGGGCTCAAGCACCAACTTGGACAGACGAAGCGGGTGGAGCCGGAGGAGTGCAACGAAGAGATCCCGCTCCCCGAGGAGCCTGAGACCCCCGCTCCCGAGGTTACCGAGACCACGGTCCAGGTGCCAGTGGGCACCCTGGAGGCAACCCTGCCTGCGACCGGAGCGGACTTGCTAACTGGCTCAGTTTTTGCCGTCGTTCTTCTTGTGGCTGGTGCCTCTTTGGCGCTCAAGCAGATGGTGACAGGGAGGGTGGAGTGATGGTTGACAAGACCAACGAACAGATCGTGGCGGAGGCGCGTGATGTCGCCGAGTCCATCCAGGGGTGGCTCAACTCCTTGCCACCACACGAGCGCAATAGCGGCGACAAGGATTTTGACCGCCGAACCCTAGCAAGCTTGCGGGCAGTGGCCAACGCCCTCACTGCTGCTGGTGTCGCCCCACAAGCGCCGGGTGAGCACGACGATGCGTGCCGTGATCTGGGTCACGCAGGCACGATTTGCTGGGGCGAGTGCCTCGCTTCCGAGCACACCACGCCCGTGTACGACGTGGACAAGCTCGCTGAGGTGATTGACGAGCAGTTGGTGGATGCAGTTGGTGGATGCGTCTGCCATGAGGCGTACACGACCCGCAATATGCGTGACCCCGATTGTGAATGGCATGGAGTAAACCCACGCGACGAGTTTCCGCTAGAGGTTGCACGTGCCGTTGTCGCTTACCTGGGAGGAGAGGGGAAGTGAAAACACCGATAGAAGATCTCATCACGCAGGCCCGCAATTCGTCCGACGCCCTGCGGCACGCACCGTTCAGGATAGACCGCGAGACCTTCGCAGACGGGGTTGACGCGCTTGCGGATGCTCTCGCTGTTCAGGCCGCCCGCATCACCGAGCTAGAGGCCGAGCAGCCGCCCTGTGACGGTGGATGCAGCTATGGAGACGGCCCCGAAGAGACGTGCTCTCTCCATGGTCGCAAGGTATCTGAGGTGTGGGAGATTGCTTCCTCGGTAGGTGCCGAGCGGGACGGGTACGCCGCCGTGATCGAGGAGATTCGGGCCGCAATAACTACCGACGAGGAGATATCTGGGGCTGCCGACTGTGCAAGTGGAGCACCGGAACGACTGCGAGCGCTGACACATCGGTCACTGAATCGCATTGAGCGCATCCTCGATTCAGTCGATACCTCCACCGCTGTTCAGGCGATCCGAGACAGGGCGTTCGAGGAAGCGGCGGTTTTGGCCGAGAGTCGGGCCGGAGGGCAGCCGATCAACTCTGATGATCGACTCGATTGGGGCGAATGGCGAGCGTTGCGACAGTTTGCCGCTGCTATCCGTTCACAGCAGGGAGGGAAAACCAATGGCAACTGAGCAGGATGTCACCCAAATCGCAATCGCTAAGGCTATAGCGACGATCGCCCATAGCAGGCAGGTCGATAAGGCCGGTGAGCTGTACATCGGGCATCCGCAACGAGTCGTGGCCCGACTAGGGGCAGCGGCAAGCCCAGAAACGATTGCGACTGCATGGTTGCACGACGTTCTTGAGGACACCGACATCACCCGCGATGACCTGCGCGCGGCGGGCATCACTTGGAGGGTCATCCACTGGGTGGAATTGCTTACTCGCCAAGACGGTCAAAGTCCGGAGGACTACTATGAAGCACTCAAGAACGGACCGGTGGGAGCGTGGAGAGTGAAGTTGGCCGATATCGAAGACAACACCGACCCGAGCCGCCTTGCACTGTTGGATGACGAGACTATCGTGCGACTCACCCGAAAGTACGCGAAAGCACGACTGCTACTTGGGGCTGTAACCGAAGGGGCGGGGGATAGCCATGGATAATCTTGATGCGCGCTTACCAGATATGCGAAAGCGGGAGGCGCTAATTGTTCACATCGAGGGGTTGCAGTCAGTCCTGAGGCAGCGTAACGAGCAGATCGAGCGTTTACGCTGGCAACTTGCAGAAGGCGGTGAATCCCCCGCCGTCCAGGCGGCAGTTAAGAAAGCATTCAAGAGCGGCTGGAAGGAATGTGCCCAACGTCTCGCCGCTGCAACAGCTGGCGCTGCTCGCGAACTTACTTCCATCAACGGGGCGGCCTGGGAGGAGTATCACGCGGCGGAGAGGGAGGGGATTGATGTCTGAGCAGTGGGAAATGTTTTTGCTGCTCGCCGCGTATTTCGGGTTGCTTGTCGTGTCTGTTGCAGCGTTTTGGAGTTTTGTTTGGGTGATTTCACGTGGAGAATCTCAAGATGAGGCAAGTCGAGAGCTGCCCGAAGTCCCGCTATGCCGATACACGCTGCCACCTGTTGATCCTGATCGCAGTGATGTGCAGTCATAGATACATCGACGTGACAATTTATGGGGTACGCGGTAGGCTGTGTACACAATGTGAAGACTTTAGAAAGGAGAACAGTGGGAGCGCCAAGGAAAGTTAACCCGGCCCAGCAGGGAAAGCTGGATACGCTGGCCGCTATTTCGGCGGAAGAGCGGGTGTTCAGGGATAATGCTCAGGCTGAGTTTCAGGTAATGCTGCGCGAAAAGGCGCGCGAGTTCGATATTCGCAAGGCTCAGATCATTCACGAGCTCAGGGCTTCGAGCGCAAACATTCGTCCGGTACCGCACCAGGCCATTCAGAAAGCGGCTAACGCGGTCAACTGGAATCGCTATACGGAGCTCATGTCCACTGCTCTCCCAGCTGGTCCGGTTGAGCCTGTGGATGTGCCAGAGTTCGTGGTAAATGTTGACGGCACTCTGACCGTGAACTGGTGGAATAGCCCAGAGGATCGTCGCATTGACTGGCAGATGACGGGCAAGTGGTTTGCGGACCCCGACACGCTGACGACGGGCGTTAGCATGGATGAGCCCGAATGGGATGCGGCAGTACGCGAGCCCTGGTTCGCTAATAATGTTGCGCCACGTATTCTTGAGGCGATTGAGGGGATGTCATGAAATTGCTTTGTAGCGCGTTAACCACACTTGTCGGGGTGGCCATCATTGTTGCCGCACAATCTGAGCTTGTTGAGTCGGAGGTGATGGCAATATTCCTGGCCTGCGTTGGGGGTGGCGTCACGGGGTCTGGTCTTTGGTGGGTAGTTTTCGGGGGGCATGGTCGAGATTAACCCACTGCTCAAACAATTAACATGTGATGACGAGTGCTGCAAAAGGCGCGATTTGGTGGCAGATTTTCTAGATAAGGAGGGTAGGCGTGAATGAACAGGAGCACGCGCCTTACGAGGTTGTCTTTGAGCCGATGACCAGCGAAGGTGTTATCCTTGGGAATGCTGATCCTGCCTACCGGGAGATTATGTGCGGCTGCACCGAGGAGCTGCGATTCCGGTGGGCGGACCATCTAGCACTTGCAGACAGGGAGGGCCTGGATGAGTGGGAAGACATTCTTCGATAGCATCGGTGCGCCCTACAGGCTCCAGTCTGGTTCGATTCGAACGGTAGCTCCGGTTGACGTTGGCGAGTTCGCTCCAGCAACCAGGAAGCAAGTCGGCGCGGGGTTTGATGCGAAGAGTGTTCTACTTTCCCGCCATTCGCAGATTATGCAAATCGTCCATCATTTACGCACCGGGGGTTTTGCGGGGGTTGCGCAGTGCTCTAGTGCCTGGGAGACTGGCGAGCCGATTGAGGTTACCGTGGACCAGGACACGGGTGGCTGGCTGGTTGCTGAGCTTTAGCTCAAAAGAAAAAGCAAGTCTCTTTCGGGGAGGCTTGCTTTTTTGTTTCTGCGCCACTAGGGTTGAAGCACCGGAAAAGAAGGAGGAGACAATGAACGAGAAAATGGAGCAGGTCTACAGCGACCTCTACCGACTGACTGATTCTATCTACGTGGCTACGGGTGAGTGGTTCGATTTCACGCCGGTCCTCGTGGACGACGAACCGCCGATGGTTGAGGTGACTAGCGCGGATGAGCATCGGATCGGCTTCAAGGAGGTTGTCCCTAGCGTGGACGCTGCCTACAGGTGGGCTGATGAGTTCATTGAGCGGGTGCGCTCATGACTCGCGAAGAGGTTCTGCTGAACACTGGCAGGCACGTTGTTGACACGGCCACTGGAGAGCGTGGAGAGCTGTGTGGGCTGTGGGGTCAGTACGCCCAGGTGATTCAGTCTGCGGGCGCTCTGCGGCTTGTTGAGATTGAAGGGCTGGAGCTTGACGTTGAGTAGGCCGAAAGAGTTGTTCTGGGTTGAGATGAAGCTGAGTGGGAGTAAGATTCCGTATCGCCTCAATTCTTCTGGAGTTCGCGGTGGCAAGCGAAGTAGCTTACGGGCATGCCTGGAGTCACGCGAGCAAATACTTCGCGCTGATCCGAACGCTACAGTGCGGATTTACAAATCAACGGTTCACTGGGAGGAGGTAGTTTGACCAGGCTCACTCCGCATGACTACCAGGAGGAGGCTCTTGAGCTTATGCTTGCAGAGCCGACCAGGGCGTGTCTGCTGGCCTCGGACATGGGGCGTGGCAAGACGCTCATGGCCGTGGAGTTCGCGCTCAGAATCAAGGCAGAACTTGTTTTAGTAGTTGGCGTGAAAGACACTTGGGGGCAGTTCAATGAACGCTTTCTTGCGCAGTCCGGGGGGACTGTGGGCGTGAAGAACATAAACAGCACCGCCAGCGGCAAGAGGGCCGAGGCGGACTTGCTGTGGGGAATTCCAGGAGTGTACTTCATCGGGGCGCAGCTTCTGACGCGAAAAGACTGGGCGAACGAGAAGAAGATTCGTGACGGAAAAGAAGTTTCTGTTGGTCGTCGCCTAAAGACTTTCGACAACCTTGAACTTGACTTGGTGATCGCAGATGAGGTTCACCTGTACGGAGCGCCGACAAGTCGTGGTCGTAAGACGCTGATGGGCCTCAATCCGAAGTATCGTGTAGCAATGAGCGGCACGTTCTACGGCAACAAGTTCCAGAACGCGTGGGCACCAACAGCTTGGCTCTGGCCGGACATTGTGGACCAGAACTTCTACTCATGGAAGGCCCGCTGGTGTCTAGAGGAGGCGGTTCTGACGCGTCGCGGCACTGAGCTCAAGAAGACCCTCAAGAGCGGCGAGCAGGTGGTTATCAAAGAACTCAAGGGCGAGATTCCGCCAGAGGGTCGCTACGTCGCAAGCCTGCCGCTGTACATTCGGCACGAGGATGACATGGAGCTTCCCGAGCCGCGCATTGTCGAGGTGGATTTGCTGCCCGAACAACGGCGCATGTACTCCGAGCTGGAAGATAACCTTCTGACGTGGATCAAAGGCCACCCGTTCGCGGTGGAGTTCCCAAGTACGCTTGCGGGGCGGTTGAGGACGGCAAGCCTGGGCTCGTTCTCTCTCGACCCGGAGACGGACGAGATTACGTTCGATGAAGACATGGTGAGTAGTAAGCTTGACGCACTGCTGGCCGAGATTGAGCGTGCAGGTGGTGAGCGACAGGTGATTGGCACGCACTCGAAGCGATACGCTCGTGAGGTTGCACGAAGGATGCAGGGCGCTGGGTTACGCGCAGTCGTCTGGACTGGCGACACGTCCACGAAGAAGCGCTCCGACATCAAGCAGATGTGGCTGGATGGTGACATTGATTTCATCGTGACCGTCATGAAGTCTTTCAGCACTGGCCTCGACTGGGCCAAGGACGGTTGCAATCGGATGACCGTGCTCTCACGCCCCGTGGGTGACGGCGTGACCTTCGATCAGTGGATCAAGCGTGTTTTCCGTCCCGGTGGAGACCGTGAGAAGTTTGAGTGGACCGAGATTATTGCGCGTGACACCTACGACACTGGAGACTTTGCCAGCGCTGAGCTTGCAGCGGCCGTTAGGCGGCGGAGTATGGGTGCTTAGCTTGACTTTGAAGGGTGCGGGGCGTAGTATTTTGGTAATGGTTTTTCTGGGAGGGAGCTTTTTATGAGCGAGATTGACATTGACGAGACGACAGGACTTCCGCGCCTGCCCGAGGACCACTTTTGGAGGATCAGGGAGCGCGGATATCACAGTTACCCGGAATCATGGGGTGACCAGGGATGGGTTGGGCAGGTCTCCGTTTACGCAACAGAGGGTCCAGGCATCTGGTCCGAGTGGCGCAACAAGGTGACCAAGGGCCAGGACTACAACACGGATTACGAATATCGCGAGGTGGTGACACGTAAGAGTATTTTGTCGACTTTTCGCGTGAAGAACACTATCAAGCAGGAAAGAAGTAGACCCTCGGGGAGGGATCGGTTCGTATTCTCCTCCGCTGAGTGGCAGGACGAGAGGAATACAGTTTCTGCTAAAAACCTCGTCAATCGCTGCCAGGAGGTACTTCATGCATGGAATGAGAGCATCGAGCGTAATAAGATTTACGGGGACTACCCGCCGAAGCGTTTGGGCGATGATGATTAGCACGCGAAGGGCGCGTCAGATCAGGCGTGGGATTGTAATGGCCCGCATAATGGCTGAAAGTGCACCAGAGTGGGTAAAGCCGACCCTATGGCATTATTTGGACATGTACCGCAAGTGGGTTCCCCTGTCGTCGCGCCAAGCATACGACCGTGAAGCGGTAAACATTATCAAGGAAAGGCTTTAGACAATGGCACCAGAAGATGTGGCGGCAGAAATCGTGCGCGGCATGGTCGCACCCGTAACTTATCGAGATGTGCTGGACTACGACTGGTACGAGGACAGCGAGTGACAGCAAATAAGGGCGGTCGCCCCACCAATAAGCAACTCCAGGAACGTGCAGACCACCTGGACCGCGCAGCGCGGTACTCCGAACAGGAAGCCAAACGTGCCAACCGTATCCAGATAGACACACGGATTATGCAGTTCGCGTGGCTCGTGGGGGTTGGAATCGCATTCGCCACCAGCGCTGTAATCAGCTTCAACGGAATTGCAGCCGTAGCCCCACTAGTCGGTATCCCCGACTGGATGAGCAACCTATTCTTCTTCTTTGTGGAGTTCATGTATGTACTGTTCCTTATCGCATACTTGAACCTGGAGTCGCGTGGGGAGATGAACCTACGTGGGCCACTCATTGGGATGTGGTTTTTTGCCGGAGTGGCAATCGTGTCTAACGGCTACCATACGGTCAAGTTTCACGACTGGGACTGGACGAGTCCTGACCTGTGGTGGGGACTCGTCCTGAGTGTGAGCGCACCTATCGCTATCGTCAGTATCACCAAGCTGATGTCGCGAGTAGTTTTCGCAAAGGCAGTGACAATGAATGAGTAGGGAGCACAAGATCGGAAGTGAGTGCCGACTCGGGCACATCCTGACCGCAGAGAACACTGAATGGTACGAACTCAAGCGGGGCCGGGCGCTTAGGTGTTTAGAGTGCTCTAGGCTCTGCCGCAGTGGAAAACACGTCATGGAGGGCGAGAATGTTCGCTCCTACGCTGGCAAGACGTGGAAGCGTTGTGCTGCCTGTGAAAATGATAGGTCTAAGGCTAGAGTTCATGTCAAGCGGGACAGAAGTCACATCAAGAGTAGGCCTAAGAGCCCAGAGCAGCTAAAGCAATACCAGGCAGCAGAAATTAGCCTAGGCTGGCGCAATGCTAAGATTGTCGAGAAAGTCGACGCTAGGGGGAATATGGCTGGGCCGATTCGGTACGAGTACTTGTCGCCAAAGGGTGCCTCACTTGAGGCGCTGAACAAGCTCAACGAGGCAATGGAAGAGATTAGAACACCGTGTTTTGACGATCCAAAAGAGTATATGGATTGGGATGAGGATAGCCCACCGTCAAACCGCAGGGCGCAGGATCTGTGCTTCGGGTGCCCGGTGGCCAAGCTGTGTGAGGACTACGGGCGCAAGTCTCGTGACCGTGGAGTCTGGGGTGGCGTGGTCATTCTGGATAATGGCAAGATTCAAAGATAGGGAGAGATTATGACTGAGAATAAGACTGAGAAGCTGATCTACAAGAAGATTATTGCTGTACTCAAGGATGTTGGGGCGGTGGCGAAGAGCGAGAAGAACGTTGAGCAGAAGTTCAATTATCGAGGCATCGATGCGGTAGTGAACGCGGTGAATCCGGTACTCAAGAAGCACGAAGTGTTTATTGCGCACAATGTTCTTCGACACGAGACTGAGCGATACGAGAACGCGAACAAGAAGATTGTCACTGATGCCCAGGTTGAGATTGAATACACCTGGTACGCGGAAGACGGCTCTAGCCTGTCGAATACGGCAGTCGGTGAAGCTCGTGACTTTGCGGATAAGGCTACAGCTAAGGCGATGTCGGTGGCGTTCCGAACACACCTGCTCCAGCTACTTGCCCTTCCCACGGACGAGCGTGACCCAGACTCAGAGTCGCTGGAGGTTACCGTGGGTGATAACGGACGTGCCAAGCCAGGAAGCAAGCCAGCTCAGGCGACACAAGCCGCAACAGCGCCCACCGGACCCAGCCTGGGAGACTTCCAGGCAACGATTCGTCAGATCATCAGCAACGACGAGGTGGTGAACGAGAAAACTGGTGCGGTTGTAGACACCTCGAAGATCACGGCTCTCAAGCTGAACGAGATGGGAACCAAGCTTGTGCCGGAGGGTGTTGACTACAAGCGTGACGCCAATGCTCTCCAGAAGCTGATCGAGGAGATTCTTGGCTAAGCCAGAGTTAGCCCAGTACTACTCCGAGAAGCAGGATGACGGCAGGGCATACAAGCACCCGCTAACGGGCGAGACCGTGCCCTCTGTCACCACCGTGCTTAAGATGGCAGACAAGTCAGGGCTGGCCCAGTGGGCAGCGGACAAGGCGGTTGAGTGGTGTGTGCTGAACTGGCACCTACTCGGGTCACGCTCTGATGAGGATGCCTACCGCGCGGCGCGTTGGCAGTGGAAGAAGGTTCGGGACGAGCGTGCGCAAGTTGGCACGGGGGTCCATGAGGCCATCGAGGACGAGCATTCCGACACGTTCAATATGCCGGAACTAGACGAAGAGCAGGAGCGCATTATGCTCCAGTGGGAACAACTCAAACTAGAGCACGAGATTGTTCCCGTGATGTCAGAGATGACCGTCTGGGAGCCTGGGCTGTATGCTGGCACGAGTGACGGTCTGTGGTGGATTGACGGGGTGCTCACGCTGGTTGATATCAAGACCAGCAAGAACATCTGGCCGGAACACTTCGCACAATTGGCTGCACTGCTTTTTGCGAGCAAGCTCATGGTCAAGGACTCCAAGACAGGTGCGTGGTCAGAGGAGGATCGCCCCGACCCGTCACAGGCTGCTATCATTCACCTGCGTGAGGACAAGCACGAGATTATCATTGTGGAAGATCTGGACTTGCATTACGATAAGTTCATGGGGTACCATCAAGTGTGGACAGCCACACAGGCAGTAAAGTCAAGAGAAAAAGCCAGACTGGCTGAGGGAAAACAGGAGGATGGTAAGCAGTGAGCAGGCTTAAAAGTAGACACGATCTAGTGGCAATCGCAGAGGATATTTTGTCCGATTACCTCTACGACAACGACATCGAGTACAGTACCGTTTATGAAAGCGAGCGGGCTGCGGGCCTCACGGAAGACGATCAACTTGAGGTCCACAGGCTGGTGAACTCAGCTAGTATTAGTTTTGTAATTGGGAACAAGGAGGATAAGTAATATGGCGTACATCAACATTCGAGGTGCGGTTGTCGAGCGCGAGTTCAGCGGCGGCAAGGGTTTTGCCATCGCAGAGAAGTTTGAGGACCGTGAGGGTAACCAGCGCTCCAAGCCTTTCACTGTATGGTTCGACGAGCCGCGAGAGCTTCCGGTGGGTACGGTTGCTGATTTCAGCGGACTCTACTCCGATAAGATCGAGAAGTTTAAGAACGATAAGGGTGAAGATGTTCACGTAATCCGTCGCAGCATCAACAGCGTGAAGGTTGACAACGAGGTTGCTCCAGGCGGAGCATCTGCTGGCGGGGAAGCGGAGACGCCTTGGTAGCCTAGAGACTTGCAAGTAGCCCCTAGGTGGTCCACTTTTTCCACGTAGGGTATGCCTCGCAATCCGAAGTCCATCGGGGCAAGAAAACGGACACATTGCTGGGCGTCGTCCTGCGGGATTGGCGCAGTCGGTAGCATCGCTGGTGCGCTACCTCCTTTTACACCCCGAGGCTCTAGACAACTTGGGCAGCCAGCACCCTGCCACGACCGGCGTCAAGTTTGAATAGGCGTAGGTGCGGTTCTAGCGGTTCAATTCCGGTGGCAGGGACTAGGTGGGATGGAGTCAACGTGGGGTTACTGACATTGACCACGAAGGCTGACTGGGGTTCTCCTTTGCCCTGTAGCGGCAGACCTGCTCCAACCCACCAAAACTTTTAGCAACCAAGCAACAAGGAGGCCGTGAACACGTTGGCAAAAGATAACCTGACAGTGGCCCTCGGCCTAGCCAAACTCGGCCTCCACGTCTTCCCGTTCACAACGTTTGTGGACTCAACGGGTAAGACCAGGAAGCGTCCACTAGTCAAGAACGGTCACCTCGACTCGACCACCGACACAGACACAATTGCTACCTGGTTCAGCATGGACTTCACGGCACCCTCCACTGGCGTTGCCGTCCACTGTGGCCCGTCAGGGCTGGTTGCACTCGACGTTGATGTGAAAGACGGCAAGAACGGCTTCGACACCGTAGACAGCGAGTGGCTAGAGGTCCCCGACACCTACCCGCAGGACACTCCCACGGGCGGCAGACACTACGTGTACGCAGCCCCAGCAGACTCTACGGGTCTTGGTCCCGCAGCGCCCTACAGGGGCCTAGAGGGGCTCGACAGACGCGCAGGCTCCAGCTGGATCGGCTGGTACTCTGGCGTCCCCGAGAGTCGCGACGCATTCACCACCGCCCCCGAGTGGCTACTGGACCGCGCGGCAGACCGGGACGCATCGGGTTTTAGCGACGGCTACAAAAAGTGGCTGGAGGCCATTCCCCAGGGCGACCCCACTGAGACCGTCAAGCAGATCATCACCGACCTGCCCACAGACAACTTTGGGCACCAAGAAATTGTTGAGATTACCTACCGACTTGTGCGACTCGCTGCCGAAGGACACACTGGTGTCAACTGGGCACTCGACAAGATGCACGAGAAGTGGGTCCGCCCACCCTATGACCAGCCCGAGAACATCAAAGAACTTCGGGACGCAATCTCTGGCGCAGTACGGAAGGCTGGGGCGGAAGACGCCCAAATTGCAGCGCTGCCAACCTACTCGGAAGCCCTTGACTCGCTCCCCGCACAGTTCGACCTCACGAGCATTTCTGGGGAGAAGTGCAGCAAGGCTGAATGGTTCTCTGCCATCAGGTCACTTGTCACCCAAGGCTTTGACGACAATACAATTGCCGCCCTCGTGTGGTCCGCCCCGCGCCTGAAAGCATGGTCGCGTGACTGGGGGCTCGACTACCTCATTCAGCAGATTGTCATGGCGCGCTCAGACATCGCTTCCGTTGGCGTGAACCCGGTTGCTGACGAGCCAAAGCAGAATCGACCGAGCATCTCCCTGCTCACCGATGCTGAACGAGCTCAGGCGGACGCGGAGTATACCTTCATCGACCGCTACATGGAGTGGATCGACTCACGCCTAGACAAATATAACGCTCCCTACCACCTGTTCTCGGCCTGGACTATTTGTTCACTGGGTATGGGCATGTTCGGGTTCCTGCCCTACCAGTCGCGCAACCACGGCGTCAACTTCTTTGGTGCAGCGCTAGGCGAGAGTGGAACTGGAAAGTCGGACGCGCTGGGGATGCGTGCCAAGGTTGAGAAGGAAATGTTTGCCGACGACCCCAGCTACGACATCGGGTCCGACGTAACGATCCAGGCCCTCCAGGCTGTTCTTATCGAACGTGACGGAAAGCCAAGCTTCTTCAACGCTGACGAGGCTGCCGGAGTGTTCAAGCAGATCAGCGAAACGAAACATCTTGACGGGCTGATCGACCGCCTAACCGACTACTACGAGGGCTACGTCAAGCCCGTGCTCCGAACTGGGAACAAGGAGTTGAGCGGCAAGAGTGCTATGACCAGTCTGAACATTGCGATGATCGGAACCCCTGATCGTGTGACTGAAGTTCTCACCAAAGACCTGTTCCTGTCAGGCTTCCTGGCACGGTTCGGTTGGTGGATCGGCGACACCATCGAGGAGTCGGACAGCCAATACCAGGAGTCGCAGGCCGAAGGCGTCCAGGCGGAATCTGATACTGACCCCGTGGCGCAAGCACTAGCGTTGGACATCAAGGTTGCGCGTGGCCTAATCGGAGAGACCAAGCGGCACCCCGTGAGGGGAACCCCGGCAGCCTTGGAGCGCATGGGTCTCAATCGAAAAACAATGAAGGTTTCTGTTGAGGGTGAAGAGAACTACCAGATCATGGAGCCTTCCGTTCGCCGCCTTGGTGACATTGTGCGCAAGTTCAGTGCGCTACTCGCGCTCTCGGAGGGTCTGGCCACGTTTGACGTTAGGCACGTTTTAGTGGCGATTCAGCACGCAGAATACCTCCTCGAAAACTTGATAACTGTCAGTGGCATGATTACCTCGGGGGCATTCGAGCGTGAGTGTGCGGAGATTGAGGCGTGGATTAAGTCCAGCTCTAACGGTGGGTCGGCGTCTGAGGCGCAGATTTACCACCGCTTCCGCAGCCTTATCAAGTTTGATGCGCGGGAGCTGGATAGTCGCTTGCATTTCCTGGAGCGTTCGGATAGGCTCGTCAAAATCGAAGCCACCGGCTCCAAGGGAACTAGGTGGGCAATCAACATGAACAGGGGGAGCAGTGACTGACTTCGAATACCTCAACATTTACCCCTGGTCGCTATGGCCCGAATGGCAGGAGCGCGTCAAGGAGGCAAAAGGCTCCCTTGAAACTAATATCAAGGTTGTTCCGCGTGAGGCTCGTCCGGGATGCGGCAGAGTGCTTGCTTTCGAGGAGCCACCATTCGCCTGCGAGTACGGGCTAATCCAGTCTGGGGCGGGTCTGGCCAAGGCGCTAGAGTGCTACCTGGGGCTGGCAACGTCGTCACAGTGGCGCACGATGGCCGACTCGCTCGCCACAATGGACCCCAGGCTGATCGGCACAGAAGAGATCCACCAGTGACGGCCTGTGGCTATCAGATGATCCCGCCTGGCAAGAAGTTCGTTGCCTGGGAGTGTGAGCGTCCAGAGGGGCACCAGCCTCCTGAGGACCACGGCTTCGTTGACTTCGAGCGTAGCGACCGGGACCGCTTGCGCGCGACATACGCAGATGCTGGCAAATCTGATAAAGTTGAGGCTCGCGAGGCTACCGTACTGGTCCCACAGCATAGAATCCCGATGACAGATGTTCTGACCCGCACAAAGACAGGCGCATGGTCACAGTCCAGTGGTGTCGGCAAGCTTGTGGCGGTTCTGGAGGGTCTGGGATACGAGATGCATGCGATGGAGTCCCAATATGCGGTCGGTGTGAACGAACCGGAGACTGAAAGGTGGGTTATCGCTGGGAAGCATGGATCAAGAATCAAGGCCAGCAAGACCGGTGGTTCATGGGTCTATCAACACAACGGAAGCATTGTTGCTTTACCGGAACTAATCAAGGAGGTAGTGGCGTGATTGTAAAGACTGAAAGTGGCAGCACGTACGAGTTCAATGACAAAGTGACCGAAGTTAGGCGTTTCGGTGCCGGGGAGCTGCGTCGTGACCAGGAGTGGCTTGCTGTTGAGCCGTGGTTCCCAATCGAGGTCGGGCGGATGATGGTGCTTGCCCTGGAACCCTTGGGTGACGGTAACTTGACTATTCGACAGACGACCCCTGTTGTTGAGGTGCTACCGTGACACTGGCACTGAGGCAGGTGATGCTGGAATATGCCCAGGCCATTCGTGGTGACTGGAGTGACTTCGACGGCAGGAGTGAGAAAGGGATCATAGAGTCCTGGGTCAGCGAGATGGACTTGCCGGAGGAGTCCCATACACCTGCATGGTGGCGCGATGAACTAAACCTATGCCCAGACGGAAACGGTCACTGGGTTGGGTTCATATACGGACACTGTAGCGTGACTGAATGCCCAGTGTCTGCTGAAAGGGAAGGCGAGAATGAGTGAACTGCATGAGGTGACGGCCAATATTCGACTCCACAGGCTTCGTCGGTACGTGGATGGAGAGATTGAGCGCTGGGAGCGGGAAAGGGCCTCGCTAGACGGAGACAATGGCATTAGGCAGTATAGGGGGTATGCTGACGGCAGAATCGATGCACTTAGAAATCTACAAACGTTCTACCTATTGACGCCAGAAGAGGCTTCTGATGCAGAAGCGATGCGCAGGGAGATGTTTGGGTAGTGTGGTAGCATTTTTAGGTTGGTTATCAATAACTAAATAACGGCTGATAGTTCAACAGGTGTAGCCTTCGCAACCGACAGACCCGATTCTAGACACTCGTGGTAACTGGGATTCATGCAAGGTTCAGAACACTGGGAGTTGCCCCAGAGATACGGTTCGATTCCGTGAAGCCGACAATGCGAGACAAAGCTCAGTGATTGCGCTTACCAGGATTTTCTGGTGTGAGAACGCTCCGCTGGGTGGAGAAGGTTGCAACCCTCGCAGAAGACCCGGTACTGACGTAAATGGCGAAAGCCCAGTCAGCTAAGTCAAATTACAGCCAGGCACCTTTTTGTAACTGTGTGTCAATGGGGAGGAGATTTGAATGAAGTATCTAATGAGCTTCGACGGCGGCGGCAGCACTGGTATTGTTTTGGGCGAATACGATGAGCTAACACCCTACCGACCTGTCAAGGTGTGGCAGCCCACAGGCGGAGTAAGCGGTTTTCTTGACTGGTACGAGGAGTACTCTATTCCCCCCGATCCAGAAGATGGTTTCTACGGGGGCTGGCTGTTTGGGCTCGATAGGGAGATGATCTACGAAAGCCAGATAGAGTTCGTGTCGGAGCGCTTTGTGCCCCTTTCGGGCGGCGGCTTCAATCAGTCGAGCGCATCAGTGGAGCCACTACGAGTCGAGGGTGCGCTTATTGCCCTGGGGCTCCTTCCGCACGACTACACGAGCAAGCGATGGCAGCGCGCATCCTGCCAGGTTCTCGCGGGAGGCAAGACGCCGGCGGAGCGCAAGAAGAATACAGACAACCTGCTACGGAAGCACGGGTACTGGCACACTGGCAAGCAGATCGGCAAGCCCGATGCTAACGACGTGAATAGTGCCATGAAGCACGCGCTCTACTATATGACCCGAACGCTCAAGCACCGGCCAACGATAGAACTACTGTTCCCCGAGTGACAGAGGGCCCCCGGCGCAAACCGGGGGCCCTCCTTTGTGCGTGGCGGCTACGACTCTTCTACGTGCCTACCAGGCTCCTGCGCGTCAGAAGCTTCACCGACGTGCTTGGGGAGAGTAAAACTGGTCCCAACACTGATAAGGGCGGCAAGCCCTGCGATGCTGAGGACGCTAATCCACTCGATCTCGTGAATACCAGTAGCGCCAGTGGCAATAATTGCGGCAATCGCTGCCTGGACAAACGTCTTAGCCGAGCGTTCGGCAACGCCCTTCCAGAAGGCTTTAGTTGAAATGCTCATTCTACCATTCTACCGCATCCGAGCAAAAGAAAACCCCCCAAGTGCGCATCGTGGAGAGGCGTGGGGGGTGTAGTGTCCCTAGTCTAGCAGACTATTCGCACGCCTCGCAAATCGTCAGGTCGGCGGGATCGGTGGGCACAAGGTACTCGTTGTCGTTCAATATCGTCCTTTTCTCGAACTACTAGTTTACACCAAATCAGATAATGCGAAGGTTAGACCACTGCCCATCACGCACATCAAAAGTGGTCATTCCCTGACGCGCAGACTCGCCCGTTCGGTTGGTGAACCAGTCCGAAGACGCGTCCGAGGAGGACACGCCGATGATCCATCGCCCGTTTCCGCTCTGCTCTACTCGAAGGGAGTGATAGTGCGCTGTGACGAGAATGTCCGCATCCCAGCCAGCCATACGTCCATGGGACTGTCCAGCCCACCACTTGCCGTGCCCATTCGGACCAGATGACTGGTGTCCGTGGTGGAACGCAAGCTTAGTGTTGCTGGTTTCGATAACGGCGGTCTCATCAAGTGACTCGGGGCGAACAAAGGATACGTTCTGGAGATATGGGTTCTCGGCAACAGCGTCCTCTAGCTGGTAACTAATCTCCAGCCCGAAGTCGGCATCAACGGTTCCCCCGGGGGACTTGTAGCCGGTGCGTGCTTGCCCGTGGTTTGAAGGCACCGCCACGTATACCAACTCGGGGACCAGTGGCGCGATGAGCTTGATGCCCTCCAGCATGAGTCTGCGGAAGACGCGAATCTGTTCGGGCACAGGAAGATCGTTGGTTACTAGCTGTGATGGAACGTTGAAAACATTCTCGATGGGGTCTCCGCCGTCAACGAGGATTACTCGACTAGGGGTTGGACCTTCCTGAATGGAGTCCGCGAAGGTCTCGAACGACTGGCGAACTCGGGCGACCGTCTCTGGGGTCCCCCCGCCGCGTTGCATGCTTTTCCCCAGCTGTAAATCGCTGGCATTCAGGACTGACGTGAAGCCGCTATCGAAATCGTCATCGAAGAAAGATGTGGTGCGCGGGAACCACCCCTCCAGCGCCTCCGCCAGGTCATCAAACTGGAGCGCATCGTGCAACGCCTTCGCGTTAGGCTTCCATGTAACCTTCTCCCAGCTGCCGGTGAGCGGGTCACGGATGCTCATGCCACGCGACTGCACCGCCTCGACGGGGATGCCGTGGAGGTTCAGGAAGTCTTCCGGGTCCGGGTGGTTATCGGTACGCTCCAGTGTCACTCCAGGAGCCGCTGTACGGCCCGCAGGAGCATGTTTCAGGTGACGACGAACGGAAGCTTCACTGACACCGATCTTGTCCGCCCAGGCCACCTTGGAGCGGCTTGTATCGATCTTCTTGCCGGTCTCTTGCTCCCAAAGGCACGAGACGCAAACACTTTTTGCCATGCGCAGGATTCCTCCCTAGAACCGCCTCAAAGTGCGGGCGACACTACACTACCACGAGATGTGTATTTGACTAGGGGAGAACGTTCAGCAGCGTAATGACCGCAAGAACAATAGCCCCGAGACCCGCGATCCCACCAACGACGGTGAACCACGGAGTCTTGGGACTCTGTTTCGCCTCGATGCGTTCTACTGTTTGCTCCAGTTTACGCACCCGCTCGTCCAA